ACCTTTTCGCCTTTCTCGTTGAGTTCCCAGAGGTATGTGCGCCTCACGGTCTCTCCGGCTTCGGTGGCCTTTGCTGTTGCGGTTTCCCTGAAGTTACTTACTGAGCGATACGCCATCGAAGATGTTCTCCTTTTCGTTCTTAAACAGGCCCGTTTTCTCGTCAAACTTTGCCAGTCGTACCAGCCGATAATCACTCGGTGTCTTGCTCATGATGTTTCGTTCATCGGTCAGTGCGATTTTGAAATTGCGTTCGGCCACTTTGTCGTCACGTTCGGTAAAGATGGTGATATAGCCCATCACGCAGTTGTCGAAAATTCCGTATACGTTCATGCTGCTCTCCTTATTTGAACCATTCTTTGATGATGTCGATTGCGAATACGATGAAGACAAGGCCTGCTGCGAGGCATGCCACTGTTACTCCTGTGTATACTGCGCTCATAGCCGGATTCCTCCTCTCATCGCTCCGCTTCCCAGATTGATAGCCTTTGTCTTTCGAGCGGTCTTGTTATAGATTTTCGCGTCTTTGGATTTGCGAACTTTACTCCTCTTTGCCATGGTTGATGTCCCTTCTGAGGATTTCCACCTCAATGTTACTGGCGAATGCTTTTTTCTTAAACGCAATGTCAATATAATACTTTGCGTCTTCGATGTTTGCGGCCTGTCGCACCATTTTGTACGCGGCATCTATTGCCTTGTAGGTCTTTGTCAGTTCCCGCATAAGGTTCTCGTCGGTCTGGTCTCTTGCATTCCACAGTTTTTTCTCCATGTTAAGCCTCCGGTTCGTTGCCTGTCACTGCATGGTAAATTTTGTCCAGCATTGCCAGGATTTTTTGGATGTTTTCAAACAGCATTTTGATTTCTTGGAGAGTCAGGGCAATTCACCTCTTTCGTAAAGTTATTTTTGTATAAATGGATTTGAGAAGAACACTTTCGTGCTGTTTGATTATTTTCATTATATCAAAAAAGAGGTTTTTTTTCAATCCTCCTTTATCGTAAAATATGCTGCTACTTGGTGAATTTGATACAGTGAATAAACTCCCGGATTCTCTTCTGCGTATTTTTTTAACTCCTGTTTTGCTATCTTTGGCTCTGTTGTGAGCTTTCGGACGATGTGTGGTTCACCGTTCTTGTCAAGTTTTCGGATTTCATAGAAGTGCAGCATGGTGTTCACCTTTCCTTTCTGTGATTTTATTGTACCATATTTTTAGAAAAAAGTCAAGATTTTTTTAAAAAAAGTTAGAAGAATTTTGCATTGAAGGTCATGCGCTAGGCGCGGTGCGCCGTACGAAGAGCATGACGTAACCTTTCGGCCAGCTGCCGAGCTGCCTCTAATTACATTTTCAACACTTTCAACACTTTCAACAGGTTTTCCACAAAAAGTTGCACAAATGGTTTTGTGCATATTGCTACACTTTCAACAATTCAACAAGTTATCCACAAAAGTATCAACATCAAAATTAACCACAAAATATCGTTCCACGGATAAAAATTCATAGTATTCAACATTTCAACACTCCCTACTACTACGACTACAACAAGTAAATAATAATATAATAAAAATCGTGCGTGTACGTGCGCGATTACGTGCGCGTGCGCGCGCGCTGATAAAAAAACTAAAAAACACTCAGCCAAGTATATATACTTGATAGTTACTTGGCTGAGTGACACCAGAGCTAAAAAACGCCCTTTGCTTTGGACATCTTCTTCTTCATGACTGCTTCTTTATCGGCCAGTTGTTCGGCATACTGTTTGTCAGTTTCCATGTTTCTTTCGATTAGGGACGCAATGGCTTTTTCTTGTCGATACCGCTTGATTCTCCACGCTTTTTCAGGATTTTCAGCTTCCAGCTTTCGCCAATAATATTCTGGAATGGCTGCTCTCTTGCCGTTTGTCAGCTGGATGTATCCAAGCTGCCATAGCCTTTCTTGATTCTTTTGAAACCATTCGTCCCCGAGTCCTGGCTTTCGGCTCATCACGCAGAATGGAGGTATGAGTCCCATTTTTTTATACCTGTCCTTGTCGTTTCCGTATAGTTTCTTGGTCACGTATCCAGCTACATAGTTATATGTTTCTGGTGTTGCTTGAGCTATATCGACCGTGCCTTGTCCCCAGATTCTGACCAGCTTATTGCTCGTGTAGTGTCCAAATCTTGACAGTTTGTGAATTGGTTTTAAGTCGTCTGGATTCCATCCGTATAGTATCATGTGATAGTGCGGTCTTGAGGTGTTGTCTCCATACTCTCCGGCTAGAAAGTACCTGAGAGGCCCGCTGACGGCCTTTCTAAGCCTTTTCATGAATAGTTGGACATCCTCCACGCTTAAAGTTTGCACCGTTCTGGGACGCTCTGAGGTGCCTTTCCAGACGTTTATGCCTCCCTTGAAGATTTCCCCTGTTTCTGTGTCTTGTGTTGGTACATGGTCGTCATCATAGGTTAGTGTGATAAACCAGATGCTTTCCTTTTCGTGGCTGTATGCTTCCAGCTCCATTCGTGTGGCCCAGTCTTTGCGTTTGCGTAGTTTGCATCCTGTGCATTGTCCGCATGGTATCATCATTACATCTTTGCGATACATCAGGTCTTCGTATGTCATTTTGGTCTTGTGTATCTCGTTAAAAGAAGCGAGTGAGTACACTCGCCCACTCGCTTCTCTGTCATGAGGTACATAAAACCGGATTAGCGGTTTATTGCATCCCATTTATTTGAATTTGCCTCCTTTGCTTCCTCCAAAGCCGTCTTTGTCTTTCGTTGAACTGCCTTTGGGATTGTCGTTTGTGAGGTTTCCCAGCTGGCCCAGAACGTTTTCGAACGCCTTTAACGCTTTGTCTGCGCTTGTGTGTGACCAGCTTGTGGCGTCTCCAACTGCTTGTGCTGCGTTGTACCAGTTGCTTTCGCTTTTGCTCCATGTGTTGTTGTGGTTCTGGCTTACTCCGAGAGCGCTTGCTGTCGCCGCACTGCTGCTTGCGAGTCCCATGCTTGCTCCGCTGATAGTGGCTTGTGCGCCTCCTGGAGTGCTTGCTCCGCCCTGTTGGTATGCTAAGATAGGGTTGATGCCTGCTTTTCGCATATCTTCCACGGCTCGCTGATAAGCTGTGCTGCTCATTTGTTCTTGCCAAGCTCTGTTTTTGGCTGCTTCTGCGCTGTTGTAGGCCATTGCTGCGTTGTTGCTTATCTGGTTATACACACCCTGAGTGATTGCCGCCATGGTGTTATAGCCCATTTGCTCGAACATGCTTTTACGGTTAAACTTCTGCTGGCTTTGCATATTGCTTTGAATTGCCCCTAGCATACTGTTCCAGTCTTGCAGGTTCTGTTCTCGGTTTACGCCGCTGGCGGCGCTGCTGTATCCGCCTCCTTGGCTCGAGCTTTCGTTGTGCTGACTGCTCCCTCCATTGCTTTCCATTAGGTTTCCACCCAGGAACTTGTTTATGAGTCCTCCGGCGATTGTTGGGAGTAGTTGTTTGCCGATTCCGAGTAGTGCGCTGCCGATTGCTGCTAACGCCATAATAAAATAGCCCGGGGTTTTGCCCCGGGCTTCCCCCTTTCTTAGTGATGGTCTACGAGGCCCGGAATGCTGTACATAGGCATAGGTCTCACAGATGTATTGTAGATGACGGTATCCATGATAAACTGAGGCTCGTTGTCCACGGCCAGAGTCCTCTGGATTTCGGAGTCTCCTTCCTTCATCCATGCCTGGCTTAAGCTGGGAGTTTCCTTGTAGTTGTCGCCGTAGTGCCAGCTGTCCAACGTCCCCGTTGCATTCGAACGGAACTTGCCGCTGATACGGTTTGGCTTCATTCTGTACTCTGCCCATGCTTCCTGATAGCCGAATGCCTGCTCATCAGTTTCCGTGCCAGTGAGATACAGCTCCTTCTTCAGAACTGCCTGCTCGCCCAGATTTGCGAAGACAGGATAATAGAAGTCCAGATTAGTCTTGCGGCTCCACATGCGCTCCAAGCCCTGCTGGTAGGTATGGTCATGCCGGATGCAGCACACGCCGATAACATAGCCGTGCTCTTCGAAGCTTTTCGTGAACATGCTGCCATTGAATGGCGTAACGCTTATTGCCGCTGCGTTGCCCTGCGGACTTTCCTGTGTCGTTCCACTGGTCTGGATAACCTGACTCATGTTGATTGTAATGCGCTTGCCACCCAGATACTCGGGAATTTGTACTGTCTTATCGCTGATTCTGGTGTGAAATAGCGAATAAATCATCTCGCGGTAGCGGCTGCCGCCTCGTGACAGCTGTTCATAGTACTTCTGTACCTGGAATGCCTGCCGCAGCTGATTGATGGTTGTTGCCGATGCTTCTCCCAGGTTTGCGCCCAGGAAGTGCATGTTATCTCCCGATGCCATGCTTATAGATCTTCCATTGTATTTGCTGTCGTATTGGTACGACATTGGGCCTGGCCAGCTGTAGTTTCCATTCAGGTTTGCCAGTTTCGTTAAATCTCTGTCTTCGTATACTGATATGTCGGCTGTACCGCTCAGTGGGACTTTTACCGGTTCTCCCGCTTTCTGAGGATTCGGCAAAGCCGATGTGAAGTAGTCGTGGTACTTATTCACCGGCAGCGGTCTGCCTCCGGTGTATGCGTTTTGAAGAATGTACTCTAAATCCGGCGTTTCCGCGTCCATGCCCTTGGTTTCATCGTCCGTATAGTTTACGGTTGCGTCTGCGGTGCTGTTGATGGCCGGATTGTCCACGTTTTGGTCTCGGAACCACTCCTGCCAAATCATAGCGTAGGCTCTGAATGGCAGCGCATTAATGCTGAATTCACTATCAGCTCCTTTGCTCACCTTGGTAGGAATGCCCATGTAGTCCATGATGCTTCCTTCGTACGGTGCTGGTTTGTCAGCTGTGCCAGTTACTTTGATCTGTGGGATGGTGTATTCCTGAGTCTGCGCCCACGGCCCGGCATCGTTTTCGCCCATAAATCGTTTGAAATGGTCCCAGATGATACGGCACGGTACGTTGAAGTAGTAAATATCCATGTGGCAGTTGTCCATAACCGGGAAGATAGGCGTTGTCATACGGATAATTGCTGCTTGGTCGATGCTGAAGGTGTCGCCCGGGAGCACTTCGTCCACATAGAACGGAATGAGTTGGCCCGCGTTCATTGTTAGCTTGACGTCCTGTGGTCGTTTGAAGCGACTTCTTGTAATGTCCAGTCTCGGGACCTGGTTAAACCCTGCGTCTTTGTTTCTGTTCATTCAGTGGCTTCCTCCTTTTTAGGCTCTTCAGGCGGATTTTCTTGATAAATGCCCAGATTTTTTGCCCAGTCGATAGTTCCGAAGCTTGCCACGAATTTATCGACGTCATTGTCAAACTTGAGCTTTATTTCTTTTGGGATTTTATTCCAGATTTGCTCGGCCTGCAGCATGATGTTCTGAAGCTCCATCAGATTCTCCGGCATATTGGTTGCATCCTGAAGTCCGCCACCCATGTCCGGCATCAGTCTGGCCGCAAGGTCAGGGTCGATGGATGCCCTCCGGATGATGTTTTCCAGCTTGGTCTCTTCCATATAGCTGTCGATTTCCGCCTGCTGGTCGATGACCTGTTCAAGCGTCAGCACCTTTTCGCCTTTCTCGTTGAGTTCCCAGAGGTATGTGCGCCTCACGGTCTCTCCGGCTTCGGTGGCCTTTGCTGTTGCGGTTTCCCTGAAGTTACTT